AACAAGGGTTCTTAACACGCTATAACCACGTTGTGTATGGTCTTGGTTTTATCATCACGGAAGAAATGATGGATGATGATCAATACGATACTGTGGGACAACGCCGAACTGAAGGGTTGGCGTATTCAATGCGTGTCACTAAAGAAATTGTGGCTGCAAATGTATTGAATCGTGCTTTCAACACTTCTTATGTTGGTGGCGATAATGCTACTTTAATCGCTTCAGCAGGTGGTGGTGGTAGTACTTCACATGCCAACGTATCTGGTGGCACATGGAGTAACGGACCTGCAACTGCTTCAGACTTATCCGAAGCTGCGCTGGAACAAGCGGTTATTGATATCGGTAACTTCCTTGATGATCGTGGTAAACAAATGAAGGTTCTGCCTAAAAAGCTGATCATTAAAAACGATCTGCAATTTGAAGCCGAACGTATTTTGTTATCCACTAATCGAGTTGCAACTGCTGATAATGATATGAATGCAATGAAAGCAATGGGGTCTATACCTCAAATTGTCATTAATCATTATTTAACGGATACCGATGCTTGGTTTGTTCAAACTGACTGTCCTAATGGGATGACTCATTTCGAACGAAAGGCTGCGAAGTTTGCGGCTGATAATGATCATGACACTTCCAATGCGAAGTTTAAATGTACTGAGCGTTATTCGTTTGGCTGGACTGATCCACGCTGCTTGTATGGCTCTCCCGGAGCTTAGCAACCCTTTTAGGCAGGGGATTTATCTACTAGTGGTAAATCTTAAATGAACCCCTGTTCACCCTGCTTATTCTATTTATAGATCGCTGAAAAACGCGAGTTGACTCCCTTGCAAGGGAAGGAATAAATAATATGTCTAATACACATTTTTCGGGACCGCTTTCAATTGGAGCCGGTTCTTATGAATCGTTAATCACAACAAAGAGTCTTGACGCTCAAGATAACGGTAAAACGTTTGGTTTAAATTTAGCGGGTGGTTTTACTGTGACCCTGCCTAAAGTTGCTGATGTTAATGCCGGTTGGAAAGTGCGGTTTCGAGCCGAAATCAACCCAACGACAGCATACATCATTACTGAAAATGCAGCGTCAGATACCAATATTATTCTGGGCAGTCTGAATACCAGTACTGGAGAAACAGCGGCAGCCGATTTTGAAGTGACTGGTGCAACGTTTGTTACGTTTGTGGCAAACACTGCGTTAGTGGGTGATTGGGTCACAATTGAAACTAATGGTACGAATTGGTTTGCTTATGGGCAAAGCACAGTACCAACAGCATTGACTATTACCTAATGGGCAAGGCCGACTTTCTCGCTAGAGGTCAATGGAATGCTTGGTGTGATCGCTGTGGTGAAAAACGAAAATCCAGTGATTTAAAAAAGACTTGGGATGGATATTACGTTTGTCCTGAGACTTGCTGGGAAATTCGTCATCCTCAAGATTTCCTTCGAGGCATGAAGGACGATCAAAGCGTGGATTGGACTCGACCAGAACAAGCCGATGTTGAAACCTCAACCGCATCTTGGGCTACCCCCACATCAGTACCAGACGGTACGTTTGACAATTCATTATAGGACACTCTCATGGCAGTAAAACTTTTAAATGCGGCTACCGCTACTGGCCCAAGTACGTCTTGGGCTGTTCGGATGAAACCGCGAAACCATACCGTTCAATTTACTATTACCGGCGCGCCAACAGCCGTGACTGTGGATTTGGAAGGTTCGTTAGATGATTCGACGTGGATTTCACTGGCTTCTCATGTCATGAGTGCCGCCGAATTAACCGCAACGCAAGCCATGTTTCACGTTGTCGATAAACCGGTTCGATACATTAGAACTAACTTAACAACATTAACGGGTGGTACGGCTCCGACTGTTACAACTTTATATGAAGGAGAAACAGCATGAGTGAAAGCTATTCTTTGCCATGCGATCAGTATATTGAATGGGCTGGAACGGCAGGGGCTGCCGACAATGCGTTGATTTATGCGTCAGGTAATGTATCTCGATTTAACTATCACACAATTGCTGTCACTGGAACAAACTCTGCTGATGTTGAGGCGACTATTGATGGTACGACATGGCATGTTGTCGCAACCGTTCTTGCTGATGATGTGACCACTGGTGGCGGTATTGCTGTGATTACCATCCCAACTGGCAAGCTTTGCATTCTCAAAGGAAAGTTTAAGCAGATTCGCGTTCGACAAGATGGCGCGACTGATGCAAATGCTTTTGGCGCTCATGGAACGATATAATGGCTTTAAGCGGATCAACTAATTATTCCATTACGCGTGATGCTTTAATCACTCAAGCTTATCGTATTTTAGGTGCTTTGCGTACCGGTGGTACGGCAACTGCTGAGGAAATATCGGATGCTGCTGAATCATTAAATATGATGATAAAAGCCTGGCAAGCATACGGTCTTCAGTTATGGGTTGTCAAACAAGCCACCTTAATTCCGACTAAGGATGCGCAGTCTTATACGCTTGGTTTGACGGGTCAGCACGCTTCGTTATCAATGAGCAAAACTGAAATGCGTGTTGCAGGTGTAACCAGTGATACGATACTTGAGGTTGACTCAACTGCTGGAATGGCGGCTGCTGATAATATTGGAATCTATCTTGATGACGGCACTACTCACTGGACGACTATAGCTTCAGTAACCGATTCAGATACCGTTGTTATCGACACAGGGCTTGCAAGTGCTGCCGCGATTGATAATCCGATTCATTGGTACACCTCAAAAATTGATCGGCCAAATGAATTACTGGAAGTTTATCGACGTAACATTGATGACGTTGTTGATGTTCCTTTGATTCGTTTATCGCGAACGGACTTTTTTACATTATCGGATAAAGACACATCGGGCATTCCGGTTAATTTTTATTATGATCCGCAGTTAACCAATACTGTTTTACACGTTTGGCCGACAGCAAGCGCAGGTTTTGCAAAGGACTCCACATTACAATTACTTATTAAAAAACCATTCGATGACATGGATAGCGCGAATGATGATTTCGAGTTTCCTCAAGAATGGTATGAGCCGCTGGTTTATGGTTTAGCAGAAAGGATTGCACCCATGATTGGCTACCCACTTCAAGATAGACAGATGTTAAAAATGGAAGCGGCTCAATACCTGGATCTTGCTTTATCTTTTGATCATGAACAAACAGACGTAACTTTCGTTCCTAATGAATCTCAACGCAGCCGTTAATTTAGAATTTAAGAATTTTGCCGGTGCAACTATTACCGACAGAGAGACAGGCATCATTAACGGTGTTGTTACTCAAAGCAAAGGCAAGCCCACAGTTACACAGCGACCATCCATAAATTTAAATGAGCTTGCTAGTACTGCGAGAGGCAGGGCAATTTATTTTTGGGATGCTAATAATGTTTTGTACATCTTGAATGATGATACGTTGTATAAAAATGCTTATTCAAGCGCTATGGGAACAACGATTACTTCAGGAACTCAAAAGTGCTGGTTTTATCAATTAAATAATTTATTAGTATTAATCAACCCGCAAGATAATAAAGGTTACACCATATCGACTGCTGATGCTGTTACGGCTATTGGAGGCTCGTTTCCTGCTGACATTGCTCACGGTGGCGCTATTCTGGATGGTTACTTATTTGTAATGGATTCAAACGGGGTGATATGGAATTCTGACTTAAATGACGCCTCAACGTTTAGCGCCGGAAATTCAATTAATGCAGAACGTGAAGAAGATGGCGGAATTTACCTTGGTAAGCACCACGATCACATCGTTGCGCTGGGCGAAAGGACGACAGAGTTTTTTTATGATAATGGAAACCCAACAAATTCACCTTTAAATAGACGTGAAGATATTTCCTATACGATTGGTTGTGCAGATGGGAATAGTGTCTGGGAGGAAGGAGACACGACGGTTTTCATTGGTTCAGAATTGAGTACCGGTTTAACTGTTTACGCTCTTGAGAATTTCAACCTAAGACCTATTTCAAATGGTGCGTTGGATGCTTTGTTAACTCAGTCCATTATCCGCGATGAGTATAATGTATTTTGCTCCGGCTTCTCGGCTAACGGGCATAAATTTTACATCTTAACTTTACATGCAACACCAAGCGATATTACGACTGAAGTTACTTATGTTTACGATTTCTCTACCAGCCTATGGCACGAATGGGAAACATCAATAAATTCATTAACAAACTTTCCTGTAATGGACTGGTCAATTCGTGCTGGGCAATCTATTCGGTCGGGCACGGGTATTTTATCCAACGGTGATATTGTTATTGTTAATAATGGTTTTTCACCTCAAGACACTATTGGTGCAAGTGTTTATGTGACTCCATCAACTTATGTTGATACCGGTTACATCACTGATACGGGTGCAAGCGGTAAGACTTACACATTAAAAATACGCTTTGGTCAATTTGATGGTGATACACACCATAATAAATACCTTTTCCATTTGAAACCACAAATGAATAAAACGGCTAACACTCAAACCATTACATTAAAGTGGTCTGATGATGATAATCAGAATTTCATTACCGCAGGGACGATTGATCCGCAATACCAATATGATGATTTTCGTCGTGGCGGCGTGTTTTTAAGGCGTAATTTTCAACTGGAATACAATGGTGACGAGCAAATTTTCATTGAATCATTAGAAGCTGATATTCGTCCTGGTACGGTCTAATGGCAGGCAGAGAGTTTGGTCCACCGCCGTCAAATGTGCCGGAGTTTAATTCCACTTGGCGAAATTGGTTTTATCTTATTTATAAGAAAGTTTACAAGCGAACTTATTCTTTAGAACTTCAAGCCATTAATTCCTATACGCCGGGAGCGAACCCGATGGTTGACGGTCTGGTGGGCATTGGTCCGGTTGTACTTGCAGACGCGACGACAAACGAAACTCGAAATTTATCTTTTAAAGTTCCGATAAATTGGGTTGCTGGTACAGATTTAACCATCAATATCAATTTCGTTAATGTCTCAGCCCAGACCGGTGTTAAGACTGTCATTACAAAATTGACTTACCTTGCGGTTGCTGCTGAAGAGGTTGCCAGCGGTGCGGGTTCTGCTTTAACCGATACGGTTTCACTATCAACTGGTGTTGCAGCAAATACCAATCATGTGTCTGGAAATCTAACTATTCCTTCTAGCGCTTTAGCTCAAGATGACACTGTTTTCTTAACGTTAGAGCGTGATGCGGCTACCGACACCTGTGTTGGTGACGTTGGCTATCAAAATATCATTATTCAATATACGGGATTTATTAATCATGAATAGAGGTTTATTCTAATGGTTTGGGGTGCAATTGCAGGTGCGGTCGCCGGTGGCATATTGTCTGGTCGTGCTGCTAAAAAGGCGGGGCAGGCTGCCGCAGCGGGTCAACAAGCTTCTATTGATGAACAGCGCAGACAGTTTGATATTACTCAAAAACAGCAGAAACCGTGGATAGATGCGGGTCAGAATGCGTTAGGTCGGTATGAAGAACAACTCGGTAATCGACAGCAAAATGAGGACAAAATACGGTCTAATATTCCGCAGGCTTTTCAGTCATCAACCAATATCCCGCAGGCTTATAGCGGCCAGTCGGGGAATTATTTTGGCAACATTCAAAGTAATGTACAGCCTGGCTTTCAGTTTGGTCGGGCAGAGTTCGATCAGTATAAAGATCCGGGTTATGAATTTCGCAGAGAAGAAGGACTTCGTGGTTTAGAGCGGGGTAATGCAGCCGGAGGCAAACGAACCAGTGGTTATAATACCCGATCATTAATGGAGCTGGGTCAAAATTTAGGTTCTCAGGAATTTGGCGCTGCGCGTGGTCGAGCCATGCAAGATTATCAAAGCGGAGTAAATCGAGAACAGCAAAATTACGGTCGAAGTGTTGGAGATTACAATCGCCGGGTAGGACGCGAATCTGAACTCTATGGTCGCGGTCGTCAACAACGGCAGGATGAGACGGGACGTGAAGCGGAGCTTTACAATCGAAATCTCCGTGATTACGGTTTAGGCGTTCAACGAGAACAGCAACAATACGGTCGTGACGTTTCACGTTATGGTCGTGAATACATTGACCCGATGAACCGCGAACTAGGGCTTTCAAATTCAGGCGCAAACATGGCGTCTAATCTTGGGCAGCAACGAGGGCAATTTGCTGGTTCTATTGGCGGTAATATGGAAAATATCGGTGGTTACAATGCAGCGGGTCGAATGGGAGAAGCTGGTGCTTACGCTGGTGCGATAGGTTCTATTGGTGGCTCACTTGGCGGTATGTTCAATTCTGGTGATTGGAGTGGTCAAGGAAGTTCTTACTTTGACCCATCTCAAATTCCCTCCCGGACAGCAGCTCCACCTCAAGCCATGCCAAGTGTTTTTGATTTGGGTGGTGGTTATGGTGGTGAAAGTTCTTACGGCTTCTTTTAATTAGGAATAAATTATGGCTTTAATGGACATGATAGCTCGCTCCGGCGGTGCAAACTTTGAAACTATGCGTAAGGGCTGGCTGCCAAACCCTGAAGAAAAAGCGGCACGTCGGATGGCTGAACTTCAAGCGCAACGTCAAGAACAAATTATTGCTGCTGAACCTCAACGCAGAC